TTTAGATCAAGTCCAAGCTGTTGACGATGATGATGCGGCGGCGGCAATTCAAGTGGGTGATCCAGTACAATTTGATGCAGGCACTGGTGGTGTACCTGCTGGCTTAGAAGATGGCAAAATTTACTTTGCTATACCTGTAGGTGATGGAGCAAATGGCACTATTGGTGAAACTGTTACTACTGGTAACACAAGATGCTACAAATTAGCGGCTAGTTATCAAGATGCTAAAGATCACACAGATGCGGCTCCAAAAAATATTCAAATTACTGCACTAGCTTTAGCGACTTCAGTAGGGACATTCTCGTTCTTTGAAAACTTTACAGCTACAGTAGAAACTACTACTGCTTATACTGGTATCGATACTGGTACTATGTACTATGACAGAGGGTGGGGTGATGCTGATCAATTCGATTCTGCTCCAACTTCTACTTCTAATTTGCACATTGTTGTTAAAGATAAAGACGGCGAAATTACTGGTACAGCAGGTACTATTCTTGAGACATACGAAAATGTATCTGAAACACCAGGCGCTAAGAAAGCAGATGGTAGTTCAAACTTTGTAACAGACATTCTTTTGAATAACTCTAACTGGATTTCTCTTGCTGAAGATCATGGTGATGATCTGAATGGTTTCCAATCACACAGAGAACTTACTGGTGGTAGCGATGGTCGTGACGAGAAAGCTATCAGTCTTGGTAATCTAGCATTAGGTTACGACACATTCCAAGATGCGACTAAAGTAGATGTATCATTCATCTTACAAGGTAAAGCAAGAGGTCAGAATGGTTACGAATTAGCTAACTACATCATCGACAATATTGCTGAATCTCGTAGAGACTGTGTTGCATTCGTATCGCCACATTACTTTGGTACAGGCGGTGATGCCGGTTCAAACGAAATCGATACATCGCAAGAAGTCGTTGATTGGGCCGCAAGCGTATCTGCAAGTACATATGCAGTAGTCGATAGCGGTTATAAGTATCAGTATGACAAATATGCTGACGCATATCGTTGGGTTCCATTGAATGGTGACATTGCAGGTCTTTGTGCTAGAACAGACGATCTAAGAGATCCGTGGTTCTCGCCTGCCGGCTACAACAGAGGTAGCGTTAAGAATGTTGTTAAGCTAAAGATTAACCCTAACAAGTCACAAAGAGATTTACTGTATAAGAATGGTATCAATCCAGTGATCACACAGCCAGGGCAAGGTACTGTGCTGTTTGGTGACAAAACTTACGCAGGTAAAACTAGCGCATTCGATAGAATCAATGTTCGTAGATTGTTCATCGTTCTTGAGAAGACAATTGCTAATGCGGCTAAATCAACTCTATTCGAATTTAACGATGAGTTCACTAGAGCGACATTTAGAAACTTGGTAGAGCCATTCTTGAGAGATGTACAAGGTAGACGAGGCATTTATGACTTTAAAGTAGTCTGTGATGAGTCTAACAACACTGGTCAGGTTATCGACACAAATAGCTTTGTTGGAGACATTTACATCAAGCCAGCACGATCAATCAACTTTATTCAGTTGAACTTCGTAGCGGTAAGAACTGGTGTAGAATTCAGCGAAGTCGTTGGTGCGGCTTAATAAATATATTAAAAGAAAGGAGAAATAAAAAATGGCTTTCAATATAAATGAAATCAAAAGCCAACTGACCTTCGGTGGAGCCAAAGCATCTCTGTTCCAAGTATCGATCACTAACCCTGTCGATGGAGCAGGTGATTTGAAGACACCGTTTATGGTACAGGCGGCTCAGATTCCGGCGGCTGAACTTGGTGTAATCGAAGTTCCATACTTTGGTCGTAAAGTAAAAATCGCAGGTGATCGTACATTTGCTGAGTGGACAGTTACAGTTATCAACGATGAAGACTTCTTGATTCGTAACGCTATGGAAGCATGGATGGCGGCAATCAACTCTCACGAAGGTAATGTAACTTCTGGTGTTGATTATAAGAACCAAGCACAGATTACTCAGTATTCTAAAACTGGTGCGCCACTAAGAACTTATAACTTTAATGGTTTGTTCCCAACCAATATTGGTGATATCACTATGGATTGGAACACAACTGATGAAATTGAAACATTTGAAGTAACTTTCGCATATGACTGGTGGAACGTCTCTGGCGGTACTACTGGTGATGGCGGAACTAACGCTTAATTGATAACGATAATTTAAGGGGAGAGATTTCTCTCCCTGAAGATTAGAGGATAAACTATGGCTGAACTATTTGGGTTTGAAATAAAACGCAAGGAAGATAAAAAGACGGAAAATATTCCATCTTTTATTCAACCGGGTGCCGAAGACGGATCTATTGATATTGCGGCAACTGGTACTGCGGCAAGCAGTTTCCTTGACCTTAACGGAAGTGCAAGATCAGAAGCAGAACTTGTACAGAAATATAGATCGATGTTACAGCAACCAGAAGTTGCTCAAGCAATAGACGACATCGTAAATGAGGCGGTAACTATATCGTCAGACCAAAAAGTTGTTGAATGTGTTACAGATGATGTCGATCAACCCGACAACATCAAGAAGAAAATCAGAGAAGAGTTTGACACTGTATTGAAGTTGTTAGACTTTTCTTCTACTGGTTACGACACTTTCCAAAAGTGGTATGTTGACGGAAGAATCAACTATCATGTTATGATCGATGTCAAGCAACCTCGAAAAGGTATTCAAGAGTTGCGTTATATTGATCCAAGAAAGATTCGTAAGATTAGAGAATTTGAAGATAAGAAGGCTGATAATAATAGTGCCAACGGAAAATTCCTAACAAAAGAGATTAAGAACGAGTATTACATTTACAGTGAGAAGGGTTTTTTACACACAAATAATAACATAGGCAGTCAAGCAGGTAACAATGATATTCAAGGCTTGAAGATTGCTAAAGACTCAATTGTAAATGCAAATTCAGGTTTGCTTAATGAGAATAATACATTAGTTATATCTCATCTGCAAAAGGCATACAAGCCTTTGAATCAGTTGAGAATGATGGAAGATGCTGTAGTTATCTACAGAATATCTAGAGCGCCTGAGAGAAGAATTTTTTATATCGATGTAGGTAATCTGCCTAAGATGAAAGCAGAACAGTATCTACGAGATATGATGACTAAGCACAAGAATCGCTTAGTGTATGATGCAAGTACTGGTGACGTTAAAGATGATCGTAGACATATGAGTATGACTGACGATTTTTGGTTGCCAAGAAGAGAAGGTGGAAAAGGTACAGAGATCACTACATTGCCTGGTGGTCAGAATCTAGGAGAACTAGACGATGTATTATATTTCCAGAAGAGATTGTTTAAGGCTCTGAATGTACCTATCTCTCGTATGGAGTCAGACAGTGGATTCTCACTAGGTAGAGCAACAGAAATATCTAGAGATGAGATTAAGTTTAGTAAGTTTATCAGCAGATTGAGATCACGATTCTCTACGCTGTTTGATAAAATTCTTGAGAAGCAGTTAGTTCTTAAAGGGATCATTAGACCCGAAGAGTGGTTAGAAATTCAAGCCACTATCAGATATGATTTCATGCAAGACAACTACTTTGAAGAGTTGAAAGAAAGTGAAGTCTTGAGAGAAAGATTAAATCTTCTTCGAGACATTGACGACTATGTTGGTAAGTACTACTCAGCAGAATGGGTAAGAAAGAATGTTCTCATGATGAACGAAGATGAAATCGAGAGAATGAGAGACGAAATCGAGCAAGATAACGAAGATGCAGATGATGCAGAAGACGATATCGAAGATGGCGATTTTTAACATAGTTGATTATAAATAACTTAATAAGGTAAGGAGATAGACATGAGTGTTAGTGATTTGATTAAGAGTGCGATTGACAAAGACGCAAGTGGTTTTGAGTCATCGTTTAATAACATTATGGCAGATAGAATGACAGCGGCTATCGGACAAAAATACGATTCCATGTATGGAGCATCAGATGTAGGTGAGCCAGTTGAGATGGAAGCACAGGTGGAAGTAACACCCGAAGCGACAGAATCAGAATAATAAAAAGGAACAATAATGAAATCTTTTAAGCAGTTTACAGAAGATAAGCAGACAGCTTTCGATCAAATTCAGGATACAGCAGGTAAAAACCCTGAGAAGCAGAAGGCTTTTATCGATAAGCACATTGTACAAAAACAAGAACTTCCATCACCTGAATATAAGGAAGCGGAAGTACTTGATTTGTCTGGAAATCGTCTAGCTGATCTCGATATAGCGAATGGTGAAGACGAAGAAGTTTATGAGTCTGTACAAGAAGGCACTGTATCTGAAGCAGAAATGACAGATGCTCAAAAAGCAAAAAGAGAAGAAATTGTAAAAGAACTCAAAAAGAAAATGGATGAGTTCAAAGATCGTTACGGTGATCGTGCTACAGATGTTATGTACGCAACTGCTACTAAGATGGCAATGAAAGACGACTCAGAAGAAGATGAAGACGAGTTGGAAGAAGGCTATTACGAAGGTTACTACAAAGAAGGCGTTCTAAAAGACTTAGAAATGATCGTTAAGAAAAAAAGCGTAGGCGATGTTAAGTTCGCAGACGGCAAAAAGCAAAAAGTTGATCTAACAACTGCTTCTATGATCGTTTCAATGGTTAAGCAATTGAACAAACAGAATCAAAAGAAAGTGTTGAATATGCTAGACAACAGCAAAACATTTAAAGATGTTGCTAAGTTTGCATTCTCAGCCGGAAAATAGGAAGAAGATATGAGTCTACTAATCAAAGAAATCGTTGAAGATGTACAATATATCTGTGAAGCCAAAGAAGATGGCGGAAAAGATTATTATATTGAAGGCATCATCATGCAAGGTGATATCAAGAATCGCAATGGTCGTATGTACCCATCTGATATTCTTGCTAATGAAGTAAAAAGATACAATGAAACATATGTAGAAAAGAAAAGAGCATATGGAGAACTTGGTCACCCTGCAGGCCCTACGATTAATCTTGATAGAGTATCTCATATGTTTACTGAACTGAAGCAAGATGGTTCAAACATCGTTGGTCGTGCAAAAGTAATGGACACGCCAATGGGTAAGATTGTTAAGAACATCATGGATGAAGATGGTACTCTTGGTATTTCATCTCGTGGTATGGGTTCAATCAAACAGAACAAGAATGGTATCATGGAAGTACAGAAAGACTTCATGTTAGCCACCGCAGGGGATATTGTAGCTGATCCATCAGCACCAGATGCTTTCGTCAAGGGCGTTATGGAAGGTGTAGATTGGATTTACGATGTAGCTTCTTCTTCATGGGAAGTAGCGAACACTTTTGACGAGATCGAAGAAGAGATCAAACAGACTGCTAAAGTCTCTACAGCAGAATTAGAGATTAAAGCAGCCGCTTTGTTTGAGAAGTTTGTTCGTTCTTTGACGAAATAGAATTTTTTATAAATAGTAATATTGACACATTAATTACTTTAAAAGGAGAAGTTAAATGAGTGAATTAGAAAAAGACCTTGATCTTGATCTAGACCTCGAGGAAGCGAAGGAGACTGGTACTGATGCAGTAGCAGCCGATCCCGTAACTCCAGAAGGTGGAAACGACAAGTCTAAGGCAAAACCAAAAGCTAAAGGGGAGAAAGCTGATGACGTTGAAGATGACGTTAAGACTCCACAAGGTACTAACGATGCAGGTCTTAAAGAGGCTGTAGAGCGTTTGTTTGAAGGTACAGATTTATCTGAAGACTTCAAATCATCTGCTGTAGCAGTATTCGAAGCCGCTGTACACGAGAAAGTACTAGCAGAGACAGCAACCCTAGAAGAAAAATTTGAAAGCGATCTTCAAGAAGAAGTAGAAAAGTCTGTTGAAGAAATCGTAGAAAAAGTAGACCAGTATCTAGATTACGTTATCGAAAACTGGATGGAAGACAATCAAGTAGCTGTTGAAAGCAACATCAAAGTAGAAGTTGCTGAATCAATTCTTGAGAGTGTTAAAGGTCTAGTATCTGAGCATAATCTTGAAATCGATCAAGACACTATTGACCACAATGCTGAACTTGAACTTGCTCTAGAAGAGTCTCAAGTTAAGTATAACGAGTTAGTAGAAGAAATGATGGCTATCAAGGAAGCTAAGAAAGAAGCTGATCTAGAAGCCGCTTTCAAAACAGTTTCTGAAGAATTAACAGACACCCAAGCGGAAAAACTGCGTGTTCTATCAGAAGGTATTTCTTTTGAATCAACTGACGATTACTCTAAGAAATTAGAAGCAATCAAAGACAACTACTTCGTAGAGTCTGCGGTCGCTCCAGTTGCGGAAGAAGAAGCAAGTGATCTTCTACAAGAAGAGACTGCGGAAGATGTACAGCCTGTATTGGACCCTGCCATCGCAGGTTATGCTGAATCGCTCAACCGCTTTGTCAAGAAATAAGTTTTTATAAATAGTAATAAGTTAAAAAATCTCAAATAAAGGAGAACCATAATGAGAAATGAAGAACTAATGAAAAAGTGGGCACCGATCCTTGAGCATAACGCTCTTCCCGCTATTTCTGACTCACACAGAGAAGCTGTTACAGCGACTCTTTTAGAAAACACAGAGGCTTCTATTGCAGAAGGCTCATCATACGGCCACAGCAGTCTTCTTTCAGAAGATCCTACTAACGGTGTTGGTGGCGGTATGGGTACTGCGGCTATTGCTAGTGGTAACACTAGTATGTCTGGTTACGATCCAGTGTTGATCTCTCTAGTACGCCGTGCAATGCCTAACTTGGTAGCATACGATATCGTTGGTGTTCAGCCAATGACTGGTCCTACTGGCCTTATCTTCGCTATGAAAGCTAAGTACGGTTCACAAGGTGGTACTGAAGCGTTATTTAATGAAGCTGATACTACTTTCTCTGGCGATAATTCAGGTAGTGGTGAAGGCCTTCATGACGGTGCGACTGGTGAAGCCGGTAACATCGGTTCTAATGGTCAAATTGATGCTGACTTCGATACCGCTCCTGGTCTTTCTGCTTCAGCCGCTGAATCACTTGGTGTTGCAGAGCATACTGCCGCTAACACTACTAACGCCGCAGTTACAGCAGTTAACCCAATCGCTGAGATGGCTTTCTCAATCGAGAAAGTTGCAGTAACTGCTAAATCTCGTGCATTGAAAGCTGAGTACTCTTCAGAACTAGCACAAGACCTTAAAGCGATCCACGGTCTTGACGCTGAAACTGAATTGTCAAACTTGCTTTCTGCTGAAATTCTTGCTGAAATCAACCGTGAAGTTGTTCGTACTGTATACGCTACTGCTTCACTTGGTGCGGCATCTGGTACAGCGGCTCCTGGTGTATTCAACTTAGACGTTGATGCAAATGGTCGTTGGTCAGTAGAGAAGTTCAAAGGTTTGATGTTCCAAATCGAGAAAGAAGCTAACGCAATCGCTAAAGCTACTCGCCGTGGTAAGGGTAACATCATCATCTGTTCATCAGATGTTGCTTCTGCTCTTCAAATGGCTGGCGTACTTGACTATACTCCTGCTCTTAACAATGCATTGAATGTAGACGATACTGGCAACACTTTTGCCGGTGTATTGAACGGTCGCTTCAAAGTATTTGTTGATCCATATGCAGGTGGTGAGTACTTAGTAGTTGGTTACAAGGGCTCTAACGCATTTGACGCAGGTCTATTCTACTGCCCATATGTACCTCTACAAATGGTTCGTGCAGTTGGTGAGAACAGCTTCCAGTCTAAGATTGGATTCAAAACTCGCTACGGCATGGTTGCTAACCCATTTGCTACTTCTGCTGGCGATGGTGTTGTTACTGGTGCAGGCGCAGTTGATGCTACCAACCAAAACGTCTACTATCGTAGAGTACACGTTACTAACTTACTATAAGTTAATAACAATAAGATTCGGGTTAACCGAACGAATTTGGGGAGTCTTTCGAGACTCCCTTTTTTTGTGCATATAAATAATACTATGATCATATCGAGGATTACAGATGGCTACATTAACAACTAATACAAACTATCTCTCACCAGTTGAGTTTCAGTTAGTTCTGAATC